AGGTACATTTCGAGCGTGACCTCAACGGACTGCAGGCCTTGCACGAAGCGGTGCCCGGTGTCGCCCATTGCGGTTGATTCGAGCGGGTCGAAGCCGGTGGTAATGGTGACGGCGCGGCACTGATCTGACATGTCAGTGGTGGTCGCGCCCTGCGTGATGTTCACCGTTGCGTTGCTCAGAAAGGTAGTGGTTGCCATTTTGCTTGCGCTCCTTAGTTGCGTCTGATGCTTACTCTAACAGTCAGATCGTAGGTGGGTAGTTCTTGTCCACCACCTACCAGCATGACACCGGGCCGTAAATCGGTGACTGCAAGCGTGCTGTTCATCAGTGCGTCGGCGCGTGTCATCAGCCAGTCGCCAGCGTCCTGATTGCCGGGCGGCGGTGCACAGATACGTACTCGCAGCGTGATGTCACCGACGTTGTACGTAAACGCTTCCACGGTCGGCAGCTCGATAAAGAATGTCATCGGGCGTGCGTTGCGCGGATCTGTGACAACCTCGAACCCGGTGGACAACGCCTCTATGGCGGTTTTGGTGGCGTTCACCGCGTCGGCAAGTATGCCGGTGGCTGGCATTAGGCAACCTGCGGTCTGCCACAGCCCAACAGCTGCATGATGCGCCCTAGCCCGCTGGTGACCGGGAAAGTGCCCATCGTGTCAAACGACGCAAACGAATCCACCGAGCCGCGCTCGCGGTACAAGGTTGCCGCGTACATGATGGTGCCCAGCGTTACGTCGCCACCCGGGCTGGTAGTCAGGCTGTCCTCGAGATAGCCCGATTCGACGCGGCGACGGTAAGCAAACGCGTTTGCTGCGGCTGTGCACTTTGTAATGAACGCAGTGTCGTTCGCTGTTGCGGAGCTGATACCCAGCCATTCAACGACGTTGGCATCTGTGATCCACGTGCACGTTTGTGTCCATGTAAGCGTGCCTGTCGGTACTGCTGTCGTCCAATCAAGGTCGTCACCCGAGTCGTAGAACAGCACTTGGTTGGCGCGCGGTACGAGATCGTCGTATGTCCATTCACCAGTTGAGCCAAGCACCCCGGTAAATGCGTACTGCGGGCAGAACAAAACGGTGTGGGTGCCGTTCAAGCCGTGACCGAGGCCAGCCAGCGTGATGGACTGGCCCGGGTCAATCGGGGTGTCGGTGAGCGTCTGCACGACTGCGTAGTCGTCTAGGCGCTGATGCGCTATGACGGTGTAAACAGCCATGTCCTAGTTCCTGTCCGGACTAGGCGACGATGATGGACTTGACCTGATCGCTGTCGGCGATGAACGTGGCAACGTAGCCGTAGTACGAGAACGTCCTACCCAAAGTGCTTGGGGCCTCTACACTCATCAACCCACGGATTTGCTCGTAGAACTCGATCGCGGTGCCCCGGGCGACCACCATGGTGCTCGCAGCGAAGTTCTTGTCTGCAACGAGGTTCAGGCCGAACGGGTTGAAGGTGTTGAGCTGCGTGATATTGGCCGAACCGGCGGCGTTCACGCCCATGAGACCGGCTGCGCCGGCGTACGGGAACACCGGGCGCTTGTCGGCATCGAGCTGTGCACCGAGAGACTTCCACACGTCCGGCGACACGAAAATGTGGTCGGGCAGGAAGTTGGTTGCGTTGAGGATGTCGTACGCCGCGTCGTAGAGCGCGGACACGAGGGTGCTCGGGTCGTTCGCGGTGACCGTCCAGGTGCTGCCGGAGGCTGATGCGCCTGCGGTGATCGCGTCGGCTGCCACGTTGTCCGAGGCCAGCAGGTAGGTCGAGGCGAGGTTCTGAAGGATGATCTCCATCGCGCCCGGGCTGGTGAAGTCGATGTCCTGCACTGACAGCGTGACCTGACCGGCAAGCGTCGTCTTGCTCACGACGTTCGAGGCGACGACCGGGGTGGTCGCCGACACTGCCGAGAGCTCCGGCGACTGCGCCGCCACCGACGGGTGAGTCGTCCACGTCGGGCGGATGAACGTCTTCTGGTTCCCGCCATCAGGCATGGCGCGGGCACCGATCGCGGCGACCACGGGACGGATGTAGTTGAGATCCGCGAACACCGGGCCGACGACCGGCACGGGGAGCAAACCGGGCGTGTCGGTTGTGAGCACGTCACCGGCTGCGGCCTCGAGCGCGCTCTGCTTGGACAGCATGTAGTCGCGGGCAGCTGCGGCGACGTTGCGGAACGTCTCACCACCAATGTGCATCGCGGCGAGGTACTCGCCCGGTGTCGGCATGTCGAACTTGCGCTTGGCCTGCGCAGGGAGCGGTGCGGTCGGCACGACTGCTGCGGCTTCGACCTCGACGTTGGCGGGTGTTGCTTCCACTGTGGGTTCCTCCTCTGGAACTTCGGTTTCTGTTTCGTCGGGGTCGGCTGCTTGCGCGGCTACTTCTGTGATGGTAGCACCTGCGAACGCCGGTATGGGAACAAGTGACAGTTCCATCCACTCGGCTTTCGTGACCGTGATGCGGCCTTGCTTGTCCTCGGTGAACTCGAGGGGGTTCACGCCGACGGATACGTCCATCACGCCGTCGGCGGCAAGGATCAGGGCTTCGTCGCCGAGCGCGGTGCGCGAGATCTTCATGCTTGCAAGCATTGCTTCGTCGGTGTCCACCCGTTCAGCCACAATGCCGACAGGCTTTGTGCTGTCGTGGTACATGAACACGCGGGGAGCTTTGCCGTCCACCGGGAGCGAACCGGGCTTGAACATGACTTCCTGCCCGCCCGACACGGTGGCAAACGTGTTGTAGGGCACCGCGATTGCGTCGATGCGGCGTTCGCCTGTGCCGTCGCCTTGTGCGGCCTGCACGGTCACTGTGTCAGCTGTAAAACGGATCATGCGGTCACTGTACAACTACGCAAGTTCCTCTTGCGTGTTTTCCTCGGGCATGTTCACATCCATGTTCTCGTTTGCGTTTGCCATTTCGACTTCGCCGAGGAACTCGTCGTAGTCAAACTCGACGCAGGTGCCGTTCGGCAACACGTTGTTGCCCGACAGGGTGCTTGCAATGACTTCGGCGTAGCTCTTGGTTCCGTACAGCCACAGATCCCACCGGGACTCTCGGCTGTTTGTGTACGCGTACGAGCCGGTTGGCACGCCCAGCAGGTACGGCGGGATGTTGCAGATCTGCGCCATTTGGAGCGCGGAAAACTGTGCCGACTCAATCAGCAGCATCTTGTCTGGGGTCGCCGTGGTCGGTTCGTAGGTCAGGAACTCGTTCAGTGCGGCGGTCTGGTTGCTGGCGCGGGCCGCGTTGAACGCCGCCGACAGATCCGCGAGCTCTTGTGCTGACAGCGGTTCGCCGCCGGTCTGGCGCAGGATGCCGGTCGGGATTGCGTTTGCTGCGTTGCGCATACGTGCGTCCTCGATCCGTAGCGCGGTGGCAATCGCCTGCTCACTGCTGTAGATCAGGCCTTGACTGGAGCCAATGAACTGCACCACGTTTGCAGGGTCAAGTGCTTCGCCGTTGAAATACAGCTCGTTTGACGGTGCGTACCAAACCGGGCCAACCTGATCAGGTGTCGTAATCGAGCCTGACGGGAGCCGGGTGAACGATGCCGGGTAGCCGTCGGTCGTTCTACCAGAACGCCCGCCCAAAGAAAAACAGATCGTCAAACGTCCACGACATAAGGGTTTCGTAGCTGATTGCCGGGTCGGGGCGGCGCAGCCATGAACGCGGCGCAAGGTATTCCTCTTCCATTTCCTGCGCGGTGTCGTTCCAGCGTTCCCGGTACATGCGCAACGGCATTGCACTGATGACGTTTGCGTGCAGGTCGCGGGCGCGGCTGATTGCGGGCACGTTCATGGCGCGGTTGCGTGCTTCACCCTCTTGGTAGGTGTAGTACTGACCGATCAGGTTTATGCCGGACATGTTTGGGTTGTACCCGCCCACAGCGGCCTTGATTTCCACGGGCGCAATCTGCGCTTTGGTTTCTTTCCTGCTGAACAGCGCCACAGTGACCTCGATCTAATGACCGCCCGCCCCGACGGTGGACGGTCACACAGTCAAGATACTTCAGCCGTGAACAACCAACATGGGTTTCTGTTTCGTTTGCGGTCGGCTGACAAGTGCCACCGCCCAGATCAGGCAGCGCGCCAACTCGATAGGCCCGGGCGACTTCTGTGACGACACGACATAGCCCTGCGCGGTCTTGACACCGACCGCACGGTTCACATGTTCTGCAAGCACCGCTGAACCTGTGTGCGCAACCTTGCCCTGCTGGATCATGCCGCGCACTAAAC